TTAAAAGAAGATGTCGAGTTTACTGGAACGCCAGTATTTAAGTTAGGAGCAGAGAGTTTATTATCTTCAGTAATATCTGCTGTGTCTAGTGTAGGAGCATTAGAAGATAGATCTCCAGTAGAAAAAGTCTCTCCTTCCTGTAATAAAGCAGTGTCAACTACTGGTATACCAGAATTTAAGTTAGGAGAAGTTAACGTCTGTCCCTGATTAAAACCAGAAGTTCCAAGATCAGGGTTTCCAGATGTAACAAACAATGCACCTAAAGTTTCATCTTCTTGGAATGTAACAACAGGTACACTTGAAGAACCAGTTGTAATGGCACTAGCTGTTATTTCATATTCTTCGCTCCCCATACCTGCAAAGGTAGCGGATGCAAAAGGGCTAGTACCAAACATTTATTGCTCCTAGTTCTCGTCACCCACATAACGGGATGTCCACATAGTTAATGAATATTTAACCCCAGACCTTAGCTCATCGACATAATGACCATGAGTAACTTGACTAGGGAAGAGTATACAACTTCCAACGGGTACATCTAGGTTTGTAAAGCCCTGACGTGGGAAATAGAGTGTAGCACCTTCATAGTTGTCGTTTAACTTAACGCTACCAGTTATGAGGGATGCGTCTGTATGTAATCCTAAAGACTTCTGTGTGTCCATAGCGTAACGCATAGTAAAAGCATCACGTAGTCCCATATATTCTACAGGCTTCCAATGTTTCTCACATATCTTAAATAGTCTATCTCTCCAGAGTTCTTCATACTGTTTCCACAGACCTAATCTCTTTAGTCTTATCTCTTGCGCTGGAAACTTATCTCCATCTAGGTTACCCCAACCACCTAGAGCATCAGACTTAGCTATTAAGTCTTTACACTCACTATCAGATAACAGTTTTGTAACTAGCAAGTCTTGAGCTACTTCTTTATAGCTTAAATCTCTATTCGTGCTAGTAAGGGGAGAGAATATTTCTTTATACCCAAACTGTTCTGCTAAACTGTAGAAGAAGTCTTTTTCTGACTTACCTCCATTACCATGATATATACAACCACAGCAATTAGTTCTGTCATTCCAGAGTTGACCATTTACTATCTTTATATTTGTATCATGGTTCTGGAAAATGTATGCTTCGTAGTCTAATCCTACTTTGTTTGCATACTCTGTTTCTACTGTACCATCTTTTAGTTTTAGGTATCTAGTTTGACAGTATAGTTGGTCATCACCTTTAGCGTCTGTACTTGGTAAGTTAAGGAACTCATCTATTGCCCCTGCATAACCTATATACAATCCACTATTTAAATACCTGTAAGGTGTTCCATCGTCTATCCAACTTTCTTTGTAGAAGTGATTATCTGTTATAGGCCAACACTCTTGTTCTGCTCCAAACAGTATGTCTACATCAAAGTCTAAGAACCTTTGTACTATCGTCTCATAACCTTCAGTGAAGAAAGTATCATACCCATCAACAAATAAAACTATCTCATCTTTAGCTAAGTCTTTTACTAAGTTCTTTACTAACTCTACTTTTCTTAAACCATCATATCCTTCCATCTCACTCTTCCAGTTATCTCCTTTTCCAAGGTTAACTAGATTTATGTTATGTTTGAAACATGACTGTGATAGAGGCCACATCTTAGTTTCATCTGTAGCTACAGTTATTATATTAACTTTACTTGGGTCTATCATCGTACTATTTTCTTCCTCTATGGTACTTGGTCGGGTTGACCTTGGGATTTGAGTAACGACCTCTTCTTTATAGAAGTAGTTATGTTTATATTTTAGCTTCATGGGAACCCACTCATCAACAGGGATGATGTTATCCTTAAAGTCTTGTATTAGTAGTCTTGCTGTATCAGGAGTAATTGCATAAGCATGGCAGTTATACCAATAACCCATGTCGTTCAGTCTATAACCTAGCCATACACTATCGTGGGAATTAAGAAGTTTATTTACCTTGTCGGTATCTATACTGTCGTATACTGCGTCCTCTTCTAGTATAATACCATTAGAGTTACTGTTAGCAATCTTCTCCCAGACCCTTAAATGGCTTACTGAGCATCCAAACTCTCCTTTTAGCACTGATCTGTTATGAATAGGGTCTAACCATCCTGTACGTGGCTTGCAACCAGTCTCAGAGTATATATCACTCCACTGTTTGTTACGAGCATCATAAGCTGATCCATGTAGTGATATTTGATATATTAAGAGGTTACTTCTAGCCAAGATAATGTATCCTCATCCCAATCATAGAGCTTTGATTTATCGTCAGGATAGGGTACAGGTGAGTCCCACCTACAAGTTTCCTCATTAAATGTCCAAGAAGGAAAATCTTGAGGTGGTATAAAAGCATCTAGTTCTTCATCGTAGGTAAATCCTACACTTGCATAATTTTTTCTTAGGGGCGTACCACCTAATGTATGCTTTCCCCCATGTGTATTATAACTTGTCTGTAACCATTTACCTGCGGATGAATCTACAAATGTATCGAAGAAATCTTCTTCTGCTACCATTACGTTTATGACTTTACCTTCTAAAACTTTAGCATAATGTGCCATCTTTAAATTCCTTTATTGGTAAATGTATCTGATAATAACAACACCAGAACCGCCGTTTCTACCACTGTTTCCACCGCCGCCGCCGCCAGTATTAGCTGTACCAGTTGCTGAAGCTACTCCATAGTAGTCACTTCCACCGCGACCTCCGCCGCCATAGCCACCATTATTTTGTGGTGAGGCAGTAACAGAACCAGCACCACCTCCGCCTCCGCGAGTTACTGATGAGCCAGTTATACTAGAAGCTAAACCCGCGCCTCCACGACCAAAACCACTAGAAGTACCACTACCATTTTTACCGCCGCCGCCGCCAGCCATGCCGTTTACGCCGCCACTAGTACCGCCGCTACTACCTTGTCCTGCTGTTCCAGAACCACCAGCAGAGTATGTAACACCAAAGTATCCACCTCCGCCTCCGCCGCCAGAACCACCAGAGCCACCAGTAACAGGGTTTGATCCGTTTCCGTAACCACCGCCGTAACCTCCGCCAACAGTAGTGACATCACTATCTATTGATGAAGAACCACCTTGACTACCTCCAGCACGACCTCCAGAGCCTCCTCCACCAGCGCCAACAGTAATAGTTTTAGTTCCAGTAGTCATAGTTATAGTTCCACTAACGTAACCTCCAGCACCGCCTCCGCCACAACCGCCGCCTCCGCCGCCAGCAATGACTATATATTCCATATCACCGCCACCAGTTACAACAAGGTTGGCTGAAGAGTTAAAAGTGTGTATTTTATAGTTTCCAGATGTAGTGACTGTTCCCCCTGTTGCGGCAGTAAGTCCTTCTGACATGGGTTTCCACTCAGCACCATCATAAACTTGTGCGTTTTTAGTTGAAGTATTAAAATAAGCATGTCCAGCTGAAACACTTGAAGGGTTAGAAGAGGAATTTTGCATTCTCATCTTAGCACCAAAAGTTACATCGCCACTAAAAGTGCCTCCGCCAAATGGATTACCGCTTGCTCCTGTAGAACCAGTTTGTCCTTTTTGGCCCTTCTGTCCAGTACTGCCTGTACCACCAGTAGAACCAGTAGAACCAGTTTGTCCCTTTTGACCTTTCTGACCTTGAGAACCTGTAGACCCAGTACCACCAGTAGATCCAGTTTCTCCCTTTTGTCCCTTTTGTCCAGTAGAACCAGTACCGCCTGTACTACCAGTATTACCAGTATTACCTTGCGCTCCTACTTCTCCCTTTTGGCCTTTCTGACCTTGAGAACCAGTACCTCCAGTAGAGCCAGTGTTACCTACTTCACCCTTCTGTCCCTTTTGTCCTTGCGAACCTGTAGAACCAGTTGATCCAGTTGAGCCTGTAGAACCTGTAGCTCCTACTTCACCCTTCTGTCCTTTTTGACCAGTAGAGCCTGTACCTCCAGATGCGCCAACTTCTCCCTTTTGACCCTTTTGGCCTTGAGATCCAGTGCTACCAGTATTACCAGCATTACCTTGTATACCTTGTGCGCCAACCTCGCCCTTCTGTCCCTTTTGACCAGTAGCTCCGTTAGATCCAGCACTACCTGTAGCTCCTGTAGCTCCTACTTCGCCCTTCTGACCTTTCTGACCAGCAGAACCTGTAGAACCTGTATCACCTGTAACTCCGACCTCACCTTTTTGACCTTTAGCTCCAGTCGATCCTGTATTACCAGTTACACCAACCTCACCCTTTTGTCCTTTAGCTCCAGTAGCTCCAGCACTACCAGTTGCTCCAGTATTACCTTGAATACCTTGAGAGCCAGTAGCTCCAACTTCGCCTTTCTGTCCCTTCTGTCCTTGAAGAGCAGTAGCTGTAACAGTAGCTTTTTTCCAAGTACCAGCAGAAGTATCATACGACACAATAAGGTCATCAGATGCTGGAGATGCACTAGTAGACAGACCTGTCAATGCTGTAGGTAAAGCTGTGGCAGTAACATCTGCATTAGCAGACACGTTATCTAGTTTAGCCCCATCAGCAGATACATCTCTGCCATCGACATTGCCTACGTTTACTACGTTTCTACTGTCGTCAATTACCTCAGTGCCGTTTATTTTTACTGCCATCTTCGTGTACTCACTATTAGCTTATGTTATGGTTTGGTCAGTCTGTACATCATTAGTTACAGACAATGTTCCGCTACTGTCGAGTTTGAATTTATTTGTTCCACTATAAGCGAAATATAGAGAACCTCCAGTTTCAGTTATAGTCCAGTCACCAAAATCTACTGTCGGAGTAAAAAGAGTTCCTGTCATTGTTCCGCCAGCTTTAGGTACTGCATTATCAGCAGTAGTGCCTTGGGCGGCTGTAGCATAATCTGTGCTATCAAATGCTTTAACTTGTGCAAGGTTAGTAACTTCACTATCCATTAAAGCACCAGCGGCTGTTACATTAGTTGTATCTGTTACATCTGCACCATCTTCTACATTTATAGCAGTTAGAAGCGAACTCTTAGTTATAGAGCCATTTAAACCCACAACTGATTGTACTGCGTCTGTGTTATCATGTTTAGACCAGTTACCAGCATAAGTCGTAGTAGAAGCGTTATCTGTAGTAGCGACAATGTTATCGCCTACATGAAAGACAACACTATTTACAGTACCTGCTACAGATACATAATAGAACCAACCTGTTTGCGCTCCCGATGGAAAACTACCAGCAGAAGCATCCCAGTCACCTTTATATACCATACCATTAGCAAGAGCCGCAATGTCAGTTTCCATTTCATCTAGGTTAACTGCCTGTGTAACAGAAACTAAATCTAACTTAGTTCCATCTACAGATAAATCACGTCCATCTACTGTACCAGTAACGGCTATGCTACCTGTCACTGTACCACCAGACTTAGGTAAAGCATTATCTGCTGTAACCCCATCAGCCGCTACATCACGTCCGTCTACTGTTCCACCAGATAAATTTAAATTACCGCTTGCATCCAAGAAAGATGCTTTAGAGGAAGGTTGAGTTACAAATACAAACTTCTCTCCAGCTGACCAACTAACTGCATTATTACTGTTAGAAGATGATAGTATTGTTGTACGTGCTAAAGTGGTTCCAGAAGCAGTGTACGTGCCAATACCAACTTCCCAGTCGCCACCATCAGTAAC